GCCAGAATCTTTCGTAGCGGCCTTTATTACCTTCAGAACACTCTGGCCGGTATCGCTATGCCAGAATGCATGTGCTCTATCGTTGTCAAATGACGAACCATTCGGATCAAGAATCATAGATTCATCTCCTTTCGTCGAAATGTCTGGAATTTAGATCGCGATGCAGCATCTGCCATCCCAACCATTGTCATATTTTTCCCAAAGCAGCTCAACAAGAGTGTTGTATTTGTTCGGAAGCTTACAGCCAAGTCTAGTAAGGAAAGCGTCAAACACAGGATCTTCATCATCTACTGCAAAACTAAAAATATCGTAATTACCGTCGAACCACTCGTTCGCAAATCCTTCCCTGATCTCATCATAGTATTCACGACTACCCGGATATATGACTATTCCGATTCCATCTTTTAAAATTGTAACAGAACTCAGAGCCGCTGTTTCCGTATCAAATGCCAATTGAATTATTAGACTAATAAAAAACAGCTTATCTCTATCTGAAAGCTGAATCTCACATATGTTATTGTCTGCATCTGTAATATCGAACTGTGTAATATACATCGGGCAGTTCGGAGAAATGCTTACTAAAAAGCTTGTGTCATATATGTATACGTCATCCCAAGCAGAAACACCGCTTGTGAACACGAGGTTCTTTATGTCAACATCGGTATCGTATTCCGTGTGCATAGCAATAGAACCGTCTTTACTTGCCCACGTGCTAAATTTATAACCTGAATCCGGCTCCGTTTGGGTTGTCTGAACATAAATCGGTTCGCCATCATTTATCTTAATAAAAAATTCAGGACACTCGGGAAGGTCATCCCTAATAAGATGCATATCGATGCACACCTTATCGTCAACCAGCATTGGGGGCGTTGTATCATCTACATATGTAATAGCATATTTCTTTTCAACCGAGTATACATTAAGTATCGTTTGAAAAACATCTTTAGAAGGCACCTTGCTGCCAGGAAGCCAGCCAGAACCGCCGCCATCCTTAATCGCTTTGGCTACCGACTTGCCAATGTCGCTGTGCCAAAACGAATGCGCAGGGTCATTTTGAAAGGAGCTTGCCACGCGTTTACCCTCCTGTCATTCAAAGGATTCTGTATTGGCCTTATACGCTACCCAGGCGTCCATTAAGGCCGACACAGGGTCGATCTTTTCTTCATATCGACGCTTCAGAAGCTTCCGGTTGCCATTCGTGTCTTCCAACACAATCGCATTACCAAAAGCAAACTGCATGAGAGATTCGTCAAAGATTAGGGCACGCTGTTCGGCAAGGGCCTTCAATTCACCAAGCGGGACAGTCTCTGTCTTAGCTCCCTGACGAACCATCTCAATGCCGTACGGACCATACTCTCTTTGCCACCTGTCGACAAACGTCATGGCATTATACGGGTCATATCCCATGGCTCGTACCTCGTAGCCATTCTGGTAGATGAACTGATCCAGATCGTCGTACACAGGCATCATATCAAGAACTCGGCCTTCCTGAATACTCAGGCTGCCTTCACGAATGAATTCTTCATACTTTGCTCTTGCTGCCGACGGAAGCTTAGAGAGTTTGTAACTTGAAATGTAGCACCGCGTCTTCACACCGAACGTGAAGTTAGACAGCGGGAACAGAAACGTAAACGCACAGAAGTCGTCGCCCTGTGACAAGTCGATGCCCAGTGTGCATGGCATGTGCATAAAAGACTTCGGGGGGAACCGAAGGGTCTCTTCATACGTAAAGAAGTACGTATAACCCTCCATCGGGATGCCGAATCTTTTTGCAAGTATATCGTTCCTGGTTGCCGGAGCCTGTTCCGCACGCTCCACATCAAGTTGGTACGTCTCATAGGAAATCGTCTTACCAATGTTCGGGTTCGCCTTAACCCACATGGCAGGATTTCCGACCTCACGAAGATCGTCGAGTCTGTAGTACCAGATCGACACATGCGGCTGATAATACTCGCCACGGAGAATCTTCATGAGCTCCATTTTTATCGTGTCTCCGGGGCCATTTCGAACCGTACCCTCGGAGCTAACTGCGACGATCAGATAATCGTCCATGTTTTTCGAAGCGCTCTGCTCAATTGCGCCAATCACGTCTTCCTTGATGTCGCCAGAAAGCCACTCGTCCACCGTTGCAATCTTGCATCTGGAACCCTGTAGCTTGTCGATAGACATCGGAACCACATGGATGATTGAGCCAGTAACGCTATTCTCTATACCCTTCTTGGAAGAGTAAAGCTTCTGACGAAGTGCACGGCTGCCAGTTGTGTTCTGGAGCGAACCTTCCGTCAGAAGCTTGAAAAGGGGGCCGCGAGCACGTGTTATTGCTGTTCTCAGCGGGCTCATCACTTCGTCGGCCTGCCGCATGGTCGGGGCAGTCGTGATTTGGTCGGTTGTGGAAGTATCAACGTTCAGAAAGTACCCTTGGATCGTCGATTCATACAGGGATTTTGAAGCGCCACGAGCCACGATCAGATACTGCTTGTTAATAAGTCTCTTTCTGATAAGTCGCATCTCATAGTGGCCGCCACTAGTCCCTTCGTTCGGAACCCAAACGGGATGTTCAACGAAGTACCACCAACCAAACAGATCCTCTGCCCAAAGCTTGAATGAATCAAGTAGGTACAGGTCGGAGCCGTCCGTAAGTGTAAGCTCGTTTTCGCAATAACGAATGTATCCTTCAACCGCTTGGTCATCATAGTAGACTGCGGGGTTTGCGATAAGCGCGTCGATCCGGTTCATCTGCATTGAGATTTCACGGTTGACAGGAATTTCCCCCGCGATCACACGGTCACGAAATTGACCATAGTACTTTGGCACAGCGGTATTGGATAGCATCTGTCTCTATGCCTCCTTTACGGGGTTTTATGGTCGCGGAGTCGTTCGGCCGCGAACCAAGCCCTCCATTCACATTCATCCTTCTCGTGTTTATAAGCGTCCAGCAAAGCAGAAGAAGTAGGAGGGTCAAAGATCAGACGAACTCCGATCTTAACGTATGTTTTTGCCATCGAGAGAACACTCTCGTTCGGCAAGATGTCTGCCCAGGTTGTTTCGGAAGTCACCTCTTCCGTAAACATCTCAGGCGGAACAACTCCAAGCTGCACGAGTTTAGAAATTTCAGAGTTGATGTTGAGAAGAAGCTGGGCAGTAAACGGCCCGATTTCTTCTTCATTCTCGTCAACCTGAAAACCGACAAACTCGGCAACATCAGCAAGAATTTTCTTACTCATTTTCCTCCTTTCTGCTCTTAACGCCACGGAATGGTATCGTTAGGAGAGCGTTCTGTAATGTAGTTCACAGGTAAGAGACTTTCGTCTCCGTAGTGAATTGCATTGTGTGTCACTTCAGATGTTGTGATCAGGAATTCAGGATTCCACACAACCTCTGACCTTTTTAGGATGTCTTCTTTTGTGATCGGGTTCATATGGTGAACCATCACACGTTGCTTGATCTTAAGATGTTTACCGGTTGTGGGATCTATCCAGTCGTTTTCGATCGGCGCCTCTGGTGAAGCAAGATCGAGTGGGTATGGGTAATTTTGAGAATCCCGAACAATAACAAAGTCCCGAAGGCGTTTCCATTCAGGGCTTGTATAAAACATCTGATTAAGATAGCGATCAAATCCGAACGTTTCCAAACCAACGCGACCGCCGAGTTTCAAGTAGCGATAACGTTCTAGGAACGTCGGAAGTTGCATTAGTTCGGTGTAGGTTCTCATTTGGTGTATCTCTTCTTCTTTACTTCGGTGGTATCAGCACTAGGCTTGCCGAATGTAGAGGCCGGTTTGCCATATCTAAGACCAAAACCCTTCTTAAAAATAGGTTTAGCAGCGCCAGTAACATTCTGAACGCGGCTGCGCGGTCTATTCTTCAGTCGCTGCGCTCTAATCTTATCGGTTCTACTTTCGCCATCCGCCTGTGCTTTCGCAACAGCTGCTTTAGCACGAACTCTCTGGGTTCTAGCATAACCGGCGTCATTGATTGCTCTGAGTTTTTCGGCATTTTTGAGATATTCTGTTCTGTTTCGGCCATCAACGGCCTGCTTTATTAATGCGGCGGCGCCATCAGCCATTTTGTATTTAATTAAACCGCCATACTTTTCCTGATAAGTACGGTTTAGCCCATCTAACTGATACTTAGTAGCATTAAGCACAGAATTTGTATTTATGCCTGCTTTGTACTTGTAATTCCCGAGCTTGGAATAGGGTCCCTGACCCCATTTCATGCCCTTCTTACCTGCGTGGCAGATGATTTCGGAGCTGTGGCAAATGTACTGATTGTCATTCATCGATCATATACCCCCGATCGATCATTCATCACGAGGATGCGAAGCATGTCCATCGAGAGATCAAAGCCCTTGCCAGTTCCGGTCAGAATACCGAGATCGTTGAGCTTTTTGACAGTCGGAACAGCCCAAGCGGCATCGTGTTCGATCTCTTCGATCGTGTTGTATCGAACCACTTCGATTTCCTCCTTCTTTTTTGGATGGTTGTAATCTCGTGCATCGACTGCCCAGAAATACTTGGCCTGGCTGAAGAACAGGTCGGCGTTTGCATGCTCGTTGCGTTCGGGTCTCTGAGATGCCGGATCGTTGATTTTGACTTCTGATCCGTCGTGATCCCATAGAACAACGAAGTGCCCCGAGGAGGTCCAAAGGCCTTTGTTCATCAGCGCAATAAAATAGTAGCCCTGATCAAGCATGCTCTCAACGAGCTCTCGATTGGGACTATTTTTCTTGCCATACGTATTAATCCAGTTAAGGATGTGGCAGTCGAGATTGTAGAGTCGGAAGAAACTATCGAAATAGTATTCTCCTCTGATTTTGTAGTAATTGAGGCCCTGGTTCAGAACCATGTAACCTCTGTTGAGTGCATTTGAATACGCGAGGCGCGGAGTGACTTCTTTTCCAGTCAGAGTAGATACCAGCATAGCCGCTGAGGTCGGGCCACAGCCAGAGCCTCGAACGGTCATGGTGCCTTCTCCAACTTTAAAAGAAGCTGTGTTCCAGGCAGCAGAATACTGCTTATAACTAACTGGCTTCCTGTTCATACTCGCCGGCCTCAATTCTAAGCGCCTTGACAGCGGCTTCGATCAGAACATTGCGCTTGTAGTCATCGAGATAAGGAAGAATCTCCTTAGAGATCTGCTCAACCAGTTCGCGCTTGGCTTCGCCAGTGCCGCAGTGTGTGCCGAGGGTCTGTTCTGCAAGTTTGACGATCTGCTCAATCCAGAACTTGGCCTCTTCACTCTTAACGAGATCAGACTTGCCTTTGAGCAGAGGAACAAGGTAGCGGCACACAGCGATGGTAATAACGCCAACGATGATTTCAATGAGCATACTGATGATAGTGTCCATTTTGGGAATCTCCTTTTAACCTTTTTTCTTCTTCGGATTTCCGAAAACAAGTCTAGCACGACCAAAGAGCGACTGCTTAGCACGCTCTCTAGCAGCATTGATTTTTGCTTGTTTTACACTAATCGCCTGTTGTCTTCTTCCGGCGTCGCGAGATGCTCTATATTCATCATACTTTGCTTTATTATAGTCTGCCTGGTTTTTATTTACCTGCTTCGATAGTTCTTCGAGATTACTGTTAAAACCAGTAATTTTCCCACGGTTATACATTCCAGATTTAATTGCCTGCATATTACTATTTTTATAGTAATCTGCAGTATCTGCTCTTTCACGACTTAACGCGATTCGATCCTTGATTGCTTCGACGCTCTTATTATCAGCATTTATTTCTTTTTGTAGCGCGTTGGCTTGACCGGCCGCTCTAATTGCATCTGCAGTCCTATAAACATATCCTTTGAGCTTAGAATAGGGTCCCTGCCCCCATTTCATGCCCTTCTTACCTGCATGACAGATGATTTCAGAGCTGTGGCAAATGTACTGATTGTCGTTCATCGATCATATACCCCCGACTTCATGCCAAGAATGCCATGGTGTGCAAGATAATCTTTTCCCCAGTCTTCCATATCGACTACCTCCACTTTGGACTTTTTACATAACTAACAAACTTCCCGGTTGGCTTTTCGTAGTCTCTATCTGGAAATCTATGAAAACCATTATCCTCAGCGAGTTTTCTAGATGCGGCGTTGGTTTCCTTTGCGTTCCATTCAACGTGATCGAATCGATCGAGGTTTTTATCTATCCAAGCCGAACCCTTTTTAGCAATTTTACGCCCATAACCTTTACCCTGCTTATCGCTTCGAACAGCGATATCAACGGATGCTGATACTCCATCGCTTAACACGTCAAAGAATGCAACCGGCGTATCTCCCTCGTATAAAAGAAACCGTTTAACGACCCATTTACCTTCTTCTTCTGATAGGTACTCGGACTCTCCAGCCTGAAAACCGAGACGGACCTTATCATCATCAGAAAGAGCGTTCACGATAGAGTCCACATAACTTTTTGTCTTTGCCGCGTTTCTGACCCTTCTTTTTGCTGAATCATGCTGAAATGGGCGTTTACCAGAACCTTTTGGATACCGTCCAGATCCTCTGCCGGGTGGATTATTATCGGCTCCAACACCGTAGTGAATAATTATTCCGCAATGCGCGATATACTGGTTGTCGTTCATGTTAATCACCAAATCTGAGTCAGGGTTGTGGGTGCGACTGGATTCATCACAACGGGATTCTCAGGCATGGCCTCCTGAACAGTAGGAGAATAAGACCTAAATGCCTCCATTGCTGCACCGATCATTTCTTCCATTCTTCTTTCAGAGCGAATTGCTTCGGCCTTGGCTGCAGCAAGATCGTTCTGCTGAGAAAGTGCGCTTCGTTCCATAGATTCTCTAGGAGAACCCATTTTAAGATAGTGTGTAATCACAGAAGGCGATGCTGTGCCCTCTCGAAGCTGCTTCTCAGCAAGATCCGTGGCAAGCGCTACAAGCTGCTGCTCTCGTGTCTCCGGCGTAGTAGCAGGTCTTGACAAGTTTTCAACTACTTTCTTTGACATCTTCCTCACTCCTTTCTAGATTACAAGCTGATCTATTACAATATCTTAGACTTTTTAGAGGGTTCTAGGCGCTGCGTGGAGAATGAAGCAGAGGAGACAGCACTGCAAACCAGATGTAACATAGGAGGTGAACTATGGTGAAGCATCCGTTGAAAGGAGGAACGAACCAACACCTAGAGCCCTCAAAGAAGCCTAAGACTGAATATCAAATTTACCCTCCGGGGAAAATCGAAAAAGGGCGGCGAAAACATAGGGGGGTAGGCCCAAAAGGACCCCCTCCCCCTATGTATTTTATATCCTATTGGGGTATCAATCTAAATCAGAATCTGGATAGACATCTGATTCACGAACTTTTCTGTAACGACCAGGAAACAATTCAATTAGCTCATCAATTGCTTGTTCATCAAGCGCATTATTAAGATCTTCACTTAAGGATCTCGAAGATGCAGAGATGCGATCTATCAGACCAGAAGAATGGTAGCCATGAGACTCATCCCATACAAACCACTCATAGAACTGGGTGAAAGGATTGAATGGGTTGTCTATAGTTGTAATTCTGCACTGCTCAGACATCTATATAATCATCTCCTTTTCACTTATTTACCTTTTGCATACTTTTTAACACTTGAAGCAGAACAACCAACAATCTTCGCAATTTCGTCAATTGTATAGCCATTCTTTTTGCCTTTAGAAGCTTCAACCAAGTGTCTAATCTTGAGCTGATCAGATGCAGACAAAGCGTTAGTGCCTCTGGGTAGGGCCAGTCGCTTGA